AAATTACCAGCTAGAGATAATGCTCCAGGTATAGATTGTGAAGTTATCTTCCTGGCCCTTGATCAACCTAAAGATGTTAGAAAGTTATTATCAATGGAGCTGACAGGAGCATGGGTGAATGAGGCTAGAGAGCTGCCTAAAGCTGTTATAGATGGATTAACACACAGAGTTGGAAGGTATCCTACATTATCAGATGGTGGAGCAAAACCATGGCGAGGAATTATTATGGATACGAACCCAATGGATGATGATCATTGGTGGTATAATTTAGCAGAGAAAGAAAAGATGAGAGGTAAGTATGCCTGGAAGTTTTATAAGCAGCCAGGAGCTGTTGAAGAGGCTACAGAAAATGAGTTACCAGAAAATCCAGAGGCTAATGGTTTTGTTTATGCAGCAAACAAATGGTGGGTAACAAATCCTAATACAGAAAATAAAAAAAATTTAACAGCTGGTTATTATGAACAAACATTACTTGGTAAGAATGCTGATTGGATTAGATGTTATGCCCAGGGTAGATATACTTATGTTCAAGAAGGTAAGCCTGTCATGGGTGAGTATGATGATACTTTGATGACAGAAGAATATTTAGAACCAGATATTCAATATCCTATCCAGGTAGGTGTGGACTTTGGTTTAACTCCAGCAGCTATCTTTGGCCAGAAGTTACCTAATGGACAATGGCGAATACTCCATGAGCTTGTAACATTTGATATGGGATTAGAAAGATTTGGTTATATGTTAAAAGGTGAATTAGAAACAAGATTTCCAAAGTACGATGTATTAGTTTGGGGTGATCCAGCTGGTATGAAAAGGGATGAGATCTTTGAAGTTACTGCATTTGATCATTTAAGAACAATAGGATTAGTTGCTAGACCAACTGCTACAAATGATTTTAGAGTTCGTAGAGAGGCTGGTGCAGCTCCAATGAATAGGTTAATCCAAGGTAAGCCTGGATTGTTAGTTGATAAAAGATGTAAGCGATTACGAAAAGCATTGAATGGTGGTTATCATTTTAAACGAGTTCAAATATCTGGTGGTGAAAGATACAAAGATCAACCTAATAAAAATGAACATTCGCATGTCGGTGATGCTTTTATGTATTTACTATTAGGTGGTGGTGAACATAAACGATTAACAAGAGGTGGTAATAAAAACTTTTCAGCATCAGTAGCTAGTGCAGATTTTGATATATTTGCATGATCAAAAAATATTTAATTAAAGTTTGGCAGATCGGTGAAATGAGTTTGCTAGAAGAAAGAATTATAGAAGTAGAAGATGATAAATGGAAAGGCATTGTATTACATCAACCAGGAACCAGAGCAACAGCAGAAGAAATAAATGAACCTACAGAAACTAGAACAGATATTCAAGATCCAGGGAACAAAGATTAGTGTAGTTCCTTTTAGATCTTACTTGCTAAACCTTATGGATCTAAATGAATTTGATACATTAAATTTATCTCAAACTAATTATCTTGATTATATAGATGCAGCATCACAGCAAGGTTATGGTTATTGTGTTATTGATGATGGTAAGCCTATGTTATGCTTTGGTGTAGTTCCTTATTGGCCTGGAGTTGCAGAATTATGGTTAATACCTGATAAAAAAAAAATTTCAGAACATAAAATAAAATTTCATAAAGGTGCGTTAGAGTTTATGAAACTAGCAGCTGCTGATCTAAAATTAAAAAGATTACAAGTAACTGTCAGTTCTTTAAATGTTTCTGCTCTCAAATGGATAAAAGCAATGTATTTTGTGAATGAAGGAATTTTAAAACACTATGGTGTGGATGGTTCCGATTATAAAATGTTTGCGAGGTATTTTTAAATTATGGGTTCATTGTTCAAAGTTCCAAAATATACACCACCACCAGAGGTGAATAGATCTAATGAATTATTAGATGAAAGGGAAGAAAGAGCTGATGCTAGAGAAAAATCAGAAAAAAGAAAGATCGCTGCAAGATCTAGATCTCGTAGAGTAAATTCAAGAATGTTATTTTCAGATGAAAGAAACAATCCAGCATTAGGAGTTACGAATAATATGACACCAACAGTAGCTAATCGTAATCCTTATGATACAGAGAAGGAGAAGAGGTACACATAATGGGAGGATCACCAGCAAGAGTAATTAAAAAAACTATCACTAGAGTTGTAGGTGGAGGTTCATCGCCAGGTGCATCTGCAACATCTGAAATTCAAGATAGAAGAAAAGAAGTTGTTAAAGAAACAGCAGCCGAAGGTAAAAAATTAGTTAGAAGAAAAGTTGGGGGAAGAAAAAGAAGAAATGTATCTACTCTAACTAATTATGCTGCATCAACACAATTAGGTCAAACATCAGTTAGAAATCCAAGAGATACTAAAACAAAATTAGGAGCTTAAATGTCAGATAGAGAAACTCCAGAATATAATAGAAACCCTCGTTTCATAAAATTAAAAAATAATTGTGAGTGCAATGGTGATTGTAAATGCAAAAATGATGAAAAAAAAAGAGAGGAAAATAAATAATGTCTAAACCTGGATTATACGCAAACATAAATGCAAGAAAGAAAAAAGGAATTAGTAGATCTAAAAAGAATTCTACTATTTCAGATAAGGCATATAAAAATATGAAAGCTGGATTTCCAAGATCTAAAAGAAATAAAGGATTAGTTTAATGCCTAATGTAGCTGGTAAGAAATATCCTTATACAAAAGCTGGAAAGAAAGCAGCTAAACAAGCAAAGAAAAAAATGAGTAGAAAAAATAGAAAGAAAGGATTGGTTTATTAATTATGTACAAAATGAAAATGAAAAAAAAGAATACTTTAAAAGGTAATCAAAAAAAATTAGATGCTAACAAAGATGGAAAAATAAGTGGTAATGATTTTGCTTTATTAAAAAATAAAAAAAAACAAAAGGCAACAGTATGATGATTTTTCAAAAAACTCCTAGTGAGTGGAAAGCATTAGAATTACATTACAGAAGAGAATGGATCTGCTTTGTTGTTGGATTTATTTTAGGAGCTGTAATATTCTAATGGTAGCTAAAAGATTTCAAGATCCATCTGGTGGTTTAAATGATGCTGGTAGAGCAAAGTTTGGTGTTAAAAGACCACAAAGCTCTGGTAAAGATGGAAGAAGGATCTCTTTTGCTGCAAGATTTTCCAAAGTACCTGGCCCATTAATGAAAGATGGAAAGCCAACAAGATTAAAACTTGCATTAAAAAAATGGGGATTTGCATCTAAAGAGGCAGCTGCTAGTTTTGCATCTAACAATAAGGCATCAGCATGATGTATTTAAAACCAGAAGAGATTTTAAAAAGGCATAAGAAAGCATTTGGTGCAAAAGAAAATTGGCGAACAATTTATGAAGAGTGTTATCAATATGCTTTACCTCAAAGAAATTTATATGATGGTTATTATGAAGGTAACATTCCTGGACAACATAAAATGTCTAGAGTGTTTGATAGTACAGGGATACATTCTGTTCAAAGATTTGCTAACAGAATTCAATCTGGTTTATTTCCTCCTTATAAAAAATGGTGCAGATTAGAACCTGGTAATGACATTCCAGAAGAAAGAAAAGGTGAAGTACAACAAGCTCTTGATTTATATTTAGATAAATTATTTGCAGTATTAAGACAAAGTAATTTTGATTTAGCTATTGGTGAATTCTTATTAGATCTATCAGTTGGTACAGCTGCAATGTTAATTCAGCCTGGCGATGATTTAAACCCTGTAACATTTACTCCTGTTCCTCAATATTTAATTGCATTAGAAGAAGGGCCTAATGGTACAGTTGATAATGTATATAGAAGATTAAGAGTTACCGGTGATGCTGTTGCTAGACAATTCCCTGGTGCAAATATTTCACCAGAGTTACAAAGAATGATAGATGATAAACCACAAGAAAAAATAGAGTTCTGTGAGGCAGTAGTAGTAGATCCAGAAAGAAAAGATTTTTGTTATCATGTTATCCATGAAAAAACTAAAACAGAATTAGTTTATAAAAGAATGGATCAATCACCCTGGATAGTAAGTAGGTATATGAAAGTTCCAGGTGAGGTAATGGGAAGAGGCCCCCTAGTTACAGCATTACCAGATATTAAAACATTAAATAAAACTTTAGAATTATTATTAAAAAATGCATCATTAGCAATCTCTGGAATTTATACAGCAGCTGATGATGGTGTATTAAATCCAAACAACATTAGAATTAC